CAGTGCGCGAAAACGCGCAGAAGAGCGGCGACGAACTCCTACAGGAATACGTGAGATGCGCGCAACTCGCGTAATTCTTGTATGTTTTTTGCAAAAAATGCGCATCGCGGCGCATTACGAAGTCGCGCGGTCGCGCCCGATCTGATCAATGATGGTACGTAGAGTTTCGCGCCTGCCATCGGCAATCCCGAGGGTCACATCATCAATAGCGCGTTCGTAATCCGCGATCTTTGGCAGAGGCTCGCGGCCGCTCGTGTAGATCTCAATGTACGCAGTAAGTGTGTAATCATGCTGGCCGATGTTCATGCCAACGATACCGATGCATGCATCGATGAGGTTATTTGCGGTGACTGCGCGGGATGCCATTGGTGTATGAATAATGTAAGTTGCCGCGCAATTCAATTTTTTGAAGGGCGCGCTAATCACATATACAACTCGCGCGATCCATGGAAGCATATTATGCGCGAAATGATCCGGTACACGAGGCGTTCGTCGCGCTGTTGCGAAATCCGCGCACGACCGCGAAGCAGAAGAGTGAGGCTTTGGCCAAGGTAAAAGCACTCGGAGGTACCCAATGGAGCATGCACATTCATAATATCGCAAAGAAAGAGTCGCAATGTCCCAACGCGTGTAAGTACTGTTACATGATAGGAATTCGCCAGCGTTTCTGGGGCGCAACAGCGCCAGCTGAGCAACAAATTGAGGGGTTGGTGCCGGATGACGCGCGCGTTGACAAGAAGTGGAGCACGCGCGGAGTTCGCAAGCTTGTTATGATGCCATCATCGCACGACATCGTGCCGGAGATACTCGCGCAGTTCATCAAGGCCGCGCGCGCCATTCTTGAAGTCGGACACTCACTCTTGATTGTCACGAAACCGCGCGCGGATTGCATCTTGCCAATCGATGATGCACTCGCGGAATACCGCGCGAATATCATTTATCGTTTGACAATCACGAGCATGACACCCGCAATTCTCGCTTATTGGGAACCGCGCGCACCTTCGTTTGATGAGAGGTTCGGAGTGTTGCGCGAGTTGCACGCGCGTGGTTGCACGACATCAGTGAGCATTGAGCCGATGCTCGAAGATCCGCGCGCGCTTGTTGCAACATTGCGTCCGTTTGTTTCGGAGACGATATGGATTGGTACGATGTCAGGCAAACAAGATTGTCCCGCGGAAGAATCCGCGCGTCTCGCTGCACTCGCGACTCCCGCCGCACTCGATGCACTCGCGCGCGAATTCGCGGGAGATGTGCAAGTGCGTTTCAAAACACATGTTATGGAAGTGGTGATCGCGAATGTTCGCGTTGTGCGCGCGAAACCATGAACATGAATTGTATGTTTTTTGCAAAAAATAACGATGTGATGCGTTGCGTCACAACGCAATGCAACGCAATGTATCGCGCGCGAACTAATCGCGCGGGAGCGAGTGCACACTCAATTCCGCAGTATAGAGGTGATCAAGGATGAGCAATGGGTCGTGGTCTTTCTCAATGTCTTCACTGGATATTGTGATAAACGCGGTGCCATTCACACCCCATGCGCGACCGCGCGAGTTTTGGAAAGTCACGCGCGCGGTTCCGTGCCGTTCATCGGTATCAATGCGCGTGATGAGCACCGCATGATTGCGTGAATCGCACATGATGGTATCAGGAAGTTCGCCATCGACGCAGGGTCCCATATGCGGATATTCGCACATTGTTGTGATTATCGGTGCCGCGAGAACAGCGCGCGAAGCGCAACGAAGCCGCGCGAGAACGTCACCATCCGCGCAGATGCGACGCGCGCCACGAATGCGGATGGGAAGTCCGCGAGGCGCTGCAATCCGCGCGAATTTATCGAACGCTTCAAATGTGCATTGGACGATTCCTTCCGCATAGATGTCGGGATCATCTCCATTGAATTCTTCGCATGCGACGATGCTAAGAGTCCGCGCGCGATCCATCGAGAGGTAAACGCGCGCGCAGGTTACCTGGCAATACGCGCGTTCTATCCATGCGACCACGGCATAGATCCAACTTCCGAATCCATCTTGGTCAAGCACGCGCGTGTTGCAGTCATCGAGGCATGCAAACTGAGCATGCGCGAGCGACGCGACAAGAAAGAGTGCAAGGATCGCGCGCATTGTATATGTTTTGCGTGGCATATTCAAAAAAACACACGATCGTTTACGCAACAACGCGCGCCCACTCAGCGCGCGAATTGTATCGGATGCCCGCGCACCACCACTCGACATCACCATCCGCATTGGTGACCGCGGGGCCATCCGCGCGATCGCGCACACCATTGAACCACCATTCGCTGGAGCCATCTTCGCGCGAAATCGCGGGTCCTCCAACGCGATGCAACGCGCCTCGACGGTGCCATTCCTGGTCGCCATTCGCGCGTATGATCGCCGCGAGACCATCGCGATGAAGCACTCCGTTTTCGTACCATTCTTGATCACCATTTGCGCGAACAATCGCAGGTCCGCATGTGACACCTGCGGCATTCGTGCGCATCAACTTGCCATCGCGCAACCATTCCTTGTCGCCATTTGCGCGTTCCACTGCGTGTTCACTTTGCGCTCCAGCAGGACCGACTCGATGCGGAACGAAGTGTGTCATACCGAATGGTGATGATTCGTCCACGCGCGCTATTACCCACACGACATCGCCATTCGGCATCTTCATCTTCTTGCATTCGCCGGCATTATGAAATGCGGTAGTCTCGCGACACTCTACGCAACCGTTACAGTGAGTATGATATTTCTTGATAAATCAAGCCATACCTAAAAGGCGACCTCATGCGTTCTGTAAGAGATATCGAAACCAAAGTTAGGATATCATCTCTCAAATCGCGTGTAAAGAAGCCATGCTCTAATGATGTGTAACTCACCATGGGTTTGTTGTTTTACTTAAACTCCGAACGAATGAAAATGTTACGAGCGCCGTTAAAGTCGCGGCCGATAACCATTTTGCATTCAGTGCATTCATACACGTGCGCACTTCCAAGATCGGCTTTGAAGTGTCCGCATTTGCTGCACAATTTTGATGTGTAATGTTCGTCGATGACACTGAACCGTCGCCCTGTTTCTGTGCATTTCGCACAGAGTCGCTCGCGAAACTTGTAGAATGACAGCGCTTGCGCAACGCGTTTAGTCATGTTCGACAGTACCGAATCCGATTTCCTCGAGGTCCTCTTGGAGCTAAAGTCTCCAATAACGACATTTTCGAAGTTATCAGTCAGGTATGTCGCACATTTCCAGTGCAATTCATCAACTATTCCCGATATTTTGCGTCTGCACCGTGCGAGAGCAACACGTAGACGCTTTTTTGATTGTATTTTATCGGTTGCGTTATCCATCTTCCTAAATAACTTCGATAGACGCGAACCGATATTATCTCCTAGTTGCAATGCTCCATTTTCGGAAACTCCGGTCATGAACGTGCGAATCCCAGGATCGAGCGCGATCATCTCCTGAAATTTTGCCGGCGGAGTTGGCGCATCGCGCGTCTGCGGAACGAGCAATGTAAATGAGTTAAACGCGCGATCATAAATCATCTTGCATTCTGGCTCGATGGTCTTCACATCGAACGTCTCGCCGTCATATGAAAACGCCATACCATCGCCGAATACTCGCACGCATAAGGTGCCACTATTAAAGCACTGCGGCTCGATGTCCATTACTAATTGACGCCGCCCGATGCGCCATTTGCGAATGCGAAATAGATGAGCATGTCCACCTCGCACGAGAGCGCGCGCGGTTTTCCAGTTGGCACACGCAGCCTTTATAGCTCCATCGAGAGTATGCACATATACGCGCGTATTACGCTGAATGGATGCAATCTGCGATTCTTGCACTATTGTATCTCGCGTTTCTTTGAGATTTCGAGTGCGAATACGCTTCCATGAGATACATTTTGGGCGAGCATTGCGCAGATATTCGATCGTTGCGTTGTACATATGCGCATACGCATAGAACCAACGAATCAGTATTCGCTTTTGTTCAAATGTCGGAACGACTGCAACCTTAATACATCGAACAACTGTTCCATCAATATTTTCTAACGGTTGATGAACTCCTCTGCGCAGATGTTCGGTGCGTCGAATGGTTCGCGCCTTGAAACAAGAATGAGTCGCGACATCTTCGCCGATATCTGATGGCTTTGGAAACCATGGCTGATGTTTACGCTTTCCTATCTCGCTTGCTAGTCTTTCCATCAAGACATTCTATTTATGGTATATATAATTGTTGCTGCTTAAATGGCGGAACCGAAAATGCCAGAGTTCGTTAGTGGAAAAATCGCAACCGGTATTCTTGGTGTTCATACTCGCACATTATATAACTGGGAAGCCGCAGGAAAGATAGAAACTATCCGCACGCCAGGAGGCAAACGGTTATATAATGTGCAAAAATACCTCGCATCACAACGCGGAGAAGAAGGACCCGCGGATGCTGATGATGCCGACGAACCAGTTGACGATATCGCAAGTGCTCCGCAACATATGCGCATCGCATATATTCGCGTTTCTTCTCGCTCTCAGAGTGATGATCTTGAACATCAACGACAGTTTATGGTGCAAAGATATCCGGATCATCAAATAATCGAAGACATCGGATCGGGCATGAGTTTGACCAGACGCGGATTCATGCGCATCGTGCATCTCGCGATTTCCGGAAAACTTGATGAACTCGTCGTTGCATATCGAGATCGTCTCGCACGATTCGGATTTGAACTCATCGAAGAATTAATCACTCATTACTCACACGGACGCATCATTGTCATAAATGCCGATGTTGTGTTAGACCCGGAAGAGGAAGTAATCCGCGATACTTTGCAAGTCATGAATATCTTTGTTGCAAAGATGAACGGCTTGAGAAAGTATCACGCTAAAAAATGAAGCCTCTACGCAAGCATAAGTTATCAAGAAATATTATCTTTTTTGCAACTAGTTGTTGCCCATTCATATACGGAATCGGCCATCGTGTGTATTCAACGCGCAAAAATTCAATTATATATAAATGATGCATATCGCACCGCAGAGGCACGATAAAAATGAATCGGCACGCGCAAGATATACAACGCGTACAATGGCAACT